CTTTACCAGTTGATGGTATTGTTGGATTATCTTCCACTCCAGATGATTCTTGGATTGGTTTGGTAATTGAATGTTGGAACGCAGCTGAATCAAGTAAACTTGGAACAGCTGTAATTACTGCAGTTTCCTCAGACCCATACTTAACAGTTAAATCACTTTCTGGTGGAACAATAGCTCTACCTGATGATGGTGTTAACTATGTAATTGGTAATGCACAGGGTGAAGGTATGACAGCACCTGAAGCTTGGGCTGATGAATTGCAAGTAGTCTATAATTCTTCACAGATATTTAAGACTCCTTTGCAAATCACCGGAACACTTCTAGCTGCATCTTTACGTGGTGAATCATCAGAGTTGTCACGCTTGCGTGCACAAAAGAACCAAGAACATAAAATGCAGAAAGAGAAGGCTTTCCTTTTCGGACAGCGTGATAGTGGTACTGGTTTAGGTGAGTCTGCATATGATGCTGGAAATAAAGCATCTAATGTTGATGAAACATTTGCTGATGATGGCAGAACCGATGCTAGTGGTAATGTTATCCGAACCACTTATGGAATAATAAGTGCTATGGATAAGTATGGTGAAACCGGATCTTATGATTATCAGAATGTATTTAGCGTTTCTGAAGCAAGCTACGGATATTCTAACTTCGTGGATGATATGGAAAAAGTTTTCCAGTATGTTCCTGAAGCTGGTGTAAAGAGAGCTTTCTGTGGAGCTGGTGCATTAGGATATTGGTCAAAGATTGCTGGTACTTCTGGTATGGCTGGTAATTCTGGTTGGACAGTTAACATGAGTGATATGAAGAGGGATTCTCTTGGATTTAATTATAGAATCCTTGAAACTCCTCACGGTATTCTTCAGTTGATTCCAACTCCAGCATTGCGTGGTCCTTACAACAAATACATGATGGTTGTAAGTGAAGAAAATCTATTTCATGCTCAGTATCGTTCACCAATGTATCAAACCAATATCAAAACAGATAATGCTTTTGACGGAGTAAAGGACCAATACTTCTCTGATGAAGGCGTTGGTATCTCATTGATTGAAAGTCATCATCTGTTTAAGATCACAGATTAAGGAGGCTTATTATGGCTAGACCTTATCTAGGTGGTTCAACTGGTGGCGTTAAAGCCCTTACTGCTAGTGCAACATTGCAAAAGGCAGATAGTGGAAAAGTAATAACTTTTACACCGCCAAGTAGTGCAGGTGCTTTAGTGGTTACTTTACCGGCATGTGATAAAGGAATTGAGTTAAAGATCATTCAAATTAGTGATTACGATACAGCAGCATGCAAAGTGCTTTCTGCTGAAGGTAATAACTTTGTAGGACATCTACAGGCTCAAACAGGAGCTGGCGACAATGCTGGGGCAAATGTTGATTATATCGAATTTGGCTCTGCAACAGTTGCTGGTGACTACGTTTCTTTAGTATCTGATGGTTCAAAATGGTATGTTGTTGATAGTTGTATGAAAATAACTAGTAACGGCATGGCTTTTAGGTCATCATAAATAACGGTAACTAAACTCGGGGGGAGATTAATAGTCTCCCCTCGGATAAATTATGGCAACATATCAAACAAAAATAGAAGACTTAATCGGTAGCGTAGGAGATACAGCTGCTATATCTGATTTCTGTACGGATACAGCTAGAGAGCTAGTTAATATTGCTCCTAAAGATATTCTTCACGTAATGTCTGAAGAAATAGATGATACAGGCACAGGAGCTAGTTTATCTAATTCTAAATTTCTTTATGCTAAAAAAGATGGATATGAAGCAAGCAAAGTTGATCCTGATAAAACAGCAAGATATACAGATTCTAACTCTATCTATTATGCTACTACTAAAAATCCTATATGTTATATTATAAAAAATAAAGCATACGTTAAACCATCTGGTGGGCAAGTATTTGCAGTTAAGTTTCCCACTATAGCTTATGGAGACTCATTTGGAAGTTACGCAAGTAGTGGGACCATAGTAGCACAGGACCTAGAGCCTGTAATTGTATTAGGTGCAGCAGTTAAGGGAAGATTAAGACAATTAGCAGATAAAAGAACATCTTTACCTACTGGCTTAGTATTTCCATCTACTCCTTCAGTACCAAGTTTGTCATCAAATCAAATAGGTACTTTACCAACAGCACCTGCTTATACGCCTCCATCATTAGATGCAAGTGCAAATCAAATAACTGAAATGGAAGCTGGAACTATTGGAAGTGCTCATTTAGATACTGAACAATGGTTTGATATTGCTGGTCAATATATAGAGGATTCTGAAGATATCGAATTGGCATCTGCACAGATTCAAAAAATTGGTTCTTATCTAAATGCTTATGCTCAAGCAATGCAAAATCAAATGAACGTATTTAATGACGCTAATGTAGAATATCAGGCAGAAGTTCAAAGGGTCACAGAAAACGCTAGGCTATCATCACAGGATGATGCTCAGTTATTACAAAAGTATCAAGCTGAACTTCAAAATTATAGCAACGAATTGAACGCACAGGTACAATCATATACAAATGATTTACAAAGATTTTCTCAAGAGCATGCATTAATGTTTCAAGAGCTACAGGTTCTTCAAGCTCAATATGCACAAGCAGTACAAGGTATACAAAAAGGATAATGGCTGATACTTTTGCAATTCAATATTCTGGCAAAGCAACTCCGATAGAAGAAGTTGAGGCAGCAGATGGTAGTAAGACTAGAATAATTCACAGTAATATTGATAAAAGCATTGCTGGATCAATAGAATATGAGTTAGGGGGCGATGCAAGTTTTCTTGAATATAAAAATTATACCACAACAACAAGCGAAGTTGAACTTGGTCATAATGATATATTTAATAAAGATTTAAATATAGATTGGATGATGGTAACAATAAAAGAGGCAGCAGGAACAGGAACTCCTGATTGCAAAATAAAATTTCAAGCTTATACTGAAACATTTTGGGTGTGGCTTATTGGAGTAGGTGACTTTACAATAATGCCAATGCGTGGATTAAATAAGGATGATAGTACTGTAGAATTAGTTTCAACAAGTTCTGCTACATTGGCTAAAGTAGATATATTAATAGGAGAAGTTTCATAATGAAGCAACAGCAAATGATCGAGATGGTTCAAAAACATCATCCCGAGATGACAGAAACAGAAATTAGAATATACTTAAATAAGGCATTAGATGAATTTTGTGAACAAACTAAAATCCTTAAAGGTCAAGAGACTTTCACTACTACTGCTGACACTCGTTATTATAAGCTTGACGATCTTGATGCTGATGGTAGTGGGGCTGATCAACATAAGTTTATTGATGTTGATAGAGTTGATTACAACAATTACCAAATATCTAGGCTGGCAGACCCGCCAGAGAAATATTCGAGTTCATAATGGCTACAACTGAAAGAACAAAAGCATTAGAACATGTATGGTGGATTGAATATTCATCAGAAAAAAGTACAGGTTATCATGTTCCATCTATTGCAATAGCAAAAGTAACAAGTGCTGATACTACTACAAACTTTACAACAGCAACATCAGGAAAAACTGTAAGAATATACGGTTCAGTATATGATGAGGATTTTGTTGAGTCTGGTACTGGCATTGCATTAACAGAAGAGCCTAATATACCTAGTCAGTTTCATGAAGGTTTAGTTCACTATGTCATCATGAAAGGATACGAAGATAAAATGGCAGATGAAGGAAGTATGCAAAAAGCAGGTTATTTCAGAAATTACTGGAACTTATGTATAAAGATGGGAACACAATACGGAAATAGAAACTTTGATAACACAGGATTTAGTATAAAGCCAGCAGACGGCTTTTTAATGTAACAATAAACAAGCCCATTCACGGACCGTCAATCCTTAGGGCAGGAGGCAAACATGGCAAAGAAACAACACTTATCAGTACAGGAATCTTTAAACTCAGCAGGCTTTGGTGGCACTTGGACCGTTAATACGGCAGAAACTCATAGTGGCACAGCTACAGGAAATACAATTCATTTAGATGTATCTGGAGCTGGACAAATAGGCGTATACGCAGCTGGGGCAATATATTTTAACTTTTCAGCATCATCAACAGATTGTAATACATCTAATGATCTAAAAATACCAGCAGAAACCTTAGTATTTCTAACGGTCCCACAAGGACTAGGTTCTACGGTTTATTTTAACCATCTTGGTGTTGCTGCTTGTGCAGTAAGAGTAGTGGAGGTTTAAGATGATCACAAATTTTATGAGTTCAGAGTCTGGATTAGGTTCAGGCGGTACAATATCTGGTGACGTTACCATAGCAGGTGATTTAACTGTTCAGGGTGATGGTAGTGGAACATATAGTGAGATAATTACTGGTGTTCTTCAAATATCTAGCACAACAATAAATGGTGCTCCAATAAATTTATTAAGTAGAGATACATCAGTAGATACTAACGGAGAAGGTGTTAGAATAAGATTTGGTAAAAGTGATGATAGTTTTTTAGCTGATTTTGGGTATAGGAGACAGGAAGCTGCCGATAAAGGTGCAACTGTATCATCTACAGATAATTTAAGATTTGCTTTAGCCGGTCAAGATGTTTCACATTTTATGTTTAAAGGTGGTAATTCCACAACAGGAGCATCAATGGACATCAGAACGCACGAAACAACAATTGTAGCAAACGATGTTTTAGGTAAAATAACTTTTTCAGCTCCTTATGAAGCTAGTGGTACAGATGCTATTTTAGCAGGTGCTGAAATTAAAGCATTAGCTACTGCTGAATTTACATCTAGTGTTAACTCTACTGATTTAATATTTAGTACTGGGGCAAGTGAATCTCCTGTTGAAAGAATGCGTATTGAATCTGATGGTGATATACAATTACACAAAAACCTTTATCATAATGCCGCAACTATAGGTCACGGAATGACCACTCTTGCACCATCTGCTGCTTGGTGTGGTTTTAAATTAAGAGATTCAAATGACGGAGGATTAAATTTACAAGGATACACCGATGCAAGTAATACTGCATTAACTTTATTGGGTCTTATAGGGGTAACAGACCCTACAGATACAGTTCCTGCTGTAGTTATACAATCTGGTAAAAAAAGTAGTACAAGTGGACAAGCATTAGCTGCCGCTGAAACAGTTTTAAGAGTTGATAATTGGGATAGTCAAGGATTAGTTACAGTTCTTGGCGATGGTCGGGTTGGTATTGGGGGAACACCTTCTAGTGCTATGTTAGAAATTGGTGATGGTTCTAATTCGGAAATAAATGCATTTCACATAAAAGGTGGTACTTCTGGAAATGATAGAGAAGTAAAGTTAAGTCTTGCTGGTAACTTTTTATTCAAAAGAGAAAATATAGATTTTAAAATTAATCGTATGTCATCTTCATATTCAGGTGCATTACGATTTGTTGAAGGTTCTAGTGATGCACAATTATGGAAATTTGGAGTAGCTGGTAGTAGTAATGATTTAAATATACAAGATACAAGTAGCAATAACGTATTGTACTTAAAGCAAGGAGGCAATGTTGGTATCGGAACTAACAATCCCGGTAGTCTCTTAGATTTGTCTCATACTGCAGGTAGCACTACTAAATCAATAAATTTAACTCGAACTGTGCAAGGAAACACTACAGCTACAAATAGAGCAATCCAATTTGATATAAATAAAACTAGCACAATGGACTCAGGGCAATCGCTTACTTATGATGCTATGCATATTGACTTTGATGATTCAGGAGCAGATAATGCTGGTTCTACTGTTAATTTAACAGGATTAAAAGTTGATGTTAATTCAGACGATGCAACAGGAACTACAAAGAATGTAGGATTAAATGTTTCTGTAGGTGGTGCAGATACAAATTATCCAGCTTTATTTTCAGGGGGATTCGTTGGTATTAATGAAGCAACACCAGTGAATTTTCTTCACGTTACAGATGCTGCCGCAACATCTCCGACATACGCAAGTAACACTACGGCAATATTTGAAGATGACACAAGACCGGGCATTCAAATAGTAGGCTCTTCAGGTAATATTGGACTGGTTCAGTTTGGAGACAATGCTTCTCAAAATGCAGGTGAGATTTATTATGACCACGGTGCTGATAATATGAATTTCAGACTAGGTGGTACAGTTAGAGTTGTATTCGATTCCGACTCTCGCATCAGTCTTAGTAATAATGATAATAATTCTTTTAACACAGTTTTTGGTAAAAGTGCTTTTAATGCTGGTAGTAATAATGGTTCAGATTATAATACTGCCATAGGTGAACTTGCAATGGGAACTAATTCTGTTTCAGGTTCTACTTACAATGTAGCACTGGGATACAAAGCATTAACAGAGGCTATAGATTGTGATTTTAACATAGCCATTGGTGCTAATTCTATGTTAATAGCTGATAATGGAGAATCTAATAATATTAGTATTGGTACTAATGCTATGAACAGTATTGATAACTCTGCTTCAGACCACAATGTAGTAATTGGTGATAGTGCTTTATTGGGTGGAACTGGAGCTGTCAAAAAGAACATTG